AGGTTTCTTTTCTTGCACTTGAACCGACTCGTAAAGTTCCTTGTTTAGCCATGAGGCTGGGTAGGGGATGTAGGTGATGTCAGGAAGCTTGCTCTCAGAGTAAGCCTTGGTGAGGCCAATCAACTCATCAGCGGTTTTTCTTTTGATTGCTTTGTTCCAGGCTTTTAGAGCATCAGCTTTGGCTACCTTTTTCGGGTAGAGATTCCAAAACTCATCAAACCTGTCATTGCTGGTTTTCTTTGATGTTTCTTTTATGGTTAAGTTAATGTTTTGCGTGCCAACAGGTGTCACCCCTGATTTACCTGAGCTGTCACCCCTGCTTACCCAGTTTGTCACCCCTGATGCTGAATCTGTCACCCCTGCCGGAATTGTAATCCAATAGAGATTGGTTTTGTATTGGTGATTTGTAGGTGCGTTTTGCAGTTCAATCTTTAGCTCACCAAGCTCAACCAACTCTTGCAGGTCACGCTTGACTGACCTCTCAGAAGCGTTTGCATACCTGGCAAGGGTGGCAATAGACGGCCACGCTCCCTGATCTCCCAAGTGATTTGCAATACCAAGCAGGACAAGCTTTGCCCTACCTGTTGCTTTTGATTGGTTTAGAACTAAAGAAACTGCTTCAATGCTCATCTTGCAGCTGCCCTCTCAGCCATTAGCATCATGACAGTTGGGCTAATGACTCTGTTATCGTAGCCCTCTTTGACCAGCATTACCCATTGGCCGTTGTCTAGTCCCATAGCCTGGTAATCCATCTCGGCCATAAAGATGTTGCCGCCGTAATTTTCTAAGACCTCGGCAAGGTTTTTATTGTCCCAGTTAAGCAAAATGTGCCTTTCTCTAATGAGTCGGCACACTATAATTGAGTGATGCCAACACCTGATCTGTTGGTATCGGCCCTCTTGAGTTATCTCAGGGGGGCCTTTTATTTAGTTATGGTTTTACCTTAGCACCTCAAAAGTATTCGATGTCATGCTCAACCTCGTGCGTGTTGTATTCGTTGTCGAGTAGGAACCAGCCGTTGCCCATGTAAACAGGGGTGGTTTCAGGCTCTTGCCATCTCTCTAGCTTCCAACCAAACTTCCTGCCCAGCTCTGCAAACTTGCTGTTTGACTCAAGCAAGCCGTTAGCCTCTGAGCAAAGCACAATGATGTTGCTAGGTCTGTCTAGGTCTTTGCTGCCACCCATGCCTCGGTTCTTGCGATGCTGAGGGATAAGCGTGTCATCGGTAGTGCCACAGTGTGAGCAACACTTGTCACGATCCAGAAACTTACTAAAGGTTTTCTTGTTCATCATCATCCCAAGGGTCGTATTTTTTAGCTGGCATCTCACCTGGTTGGAAACCCATAGCAAGCTGTGTGTCTGCCAAACCGCTGGTAGGTGTATCGGTGATGTCTTGCTCTTGGCAGGTGTGTTTCCTTCTCCACTCTCGGACAAGTTTGAGTGGCTGAGGTTCATCAGTCTTGAACTTGGCACCACAGCTACAGGTTTCGGCAATCACCCAAGTAGGCTACCAGCTAGGCGTGTTTCCACTGTATTTCGACATTTTTGCTGATAACTGCCATCATTGTGGCTTGGTCTGATAAGGTTTTTAGCTTGGTTCGGACCCTATTGTATTCGGCCTTGGCTAGATCAGCCTTTAGCTTTTCCTCTACTGCTTGCAACTTAGCCACAGCTTGCCGGTCTGCAACAGTGCCAGCGTTGTTGATAAAGGCTAAAGACACTGCCTTGTCATAGGCAGCCTCAGCATCTGCCATCTTGCACTCAGCGTCATAGAGGGCATTAGCCCCCTTGTCCATCTCCTGTGTGATGCGTTGAAGCTCCTGGACTATGTGGCCCGGTGTAATAATTTCCATCTCTTAGCCTTCTCGCTCTCTCTCTTTGTAGTTGCCACAGCTCTGATACAAGGTCAAGTTCACCTCGGTCAAACTGCTGTTGCAGACACTCTTGAAGCTCAACTATTGAGGTCAGTAGTATCCTCTGTGCTTGTCGGTCCAACTGCTAGTTCCTGTATCTTTGCGAGAGTTGCCGGTGCTGCATTGGCAGTCTTGGCTTGGCTATAAAGCAATCGTAGCCCCTCGATGTCGTTGCCTAGATCAGTAGCCATCGCAATCCAGTCTTTGTTTGTTGCTCTAGGTGTTGCACCTCGTTGCACCTTTTCCATCTCGGTGCGACTAGCCCTCTTGTTGCCTGAGTAGTTTGCATTTGCCAATGCTCTACCGATGCTGCTGGTTTCACAGACCTCAAGTGCCGATGTTGCTTGTGGGCCTTTGTTGCTGTCAATCTCAAAAGCTAAACCTGATGCTTTTGGCAAACCCTTTTCTTGGTCCTCGGCTGTTAGGTAAACCCAAGACCTAGTGACCCAAGTGCCAACCTGTCTGTCTTGCAGTGTGGTGATGTTGTCGGTGATGATTCTGCCGTCAGGATTGTCTTTGTAGAATCGCCTGATGCGTTCCTCAACAGTTTCGTAATCGCCTAGATTGAAACTTGCCATTCTATTTCTTTCCCTTCTGTAATGTCTTGACAACCAAGCTCAATCATGTCTTTGATTAGCCCCATGCTCATGCCCTCGTAGCCGTCAGCTTGCATAGTCTGAAACAAGTGGATTAGCTCTTTTGTTGAATAAAGTGGTTCTTTGCCCTTCATTGTTTTCCCTTCTCGTGGTGCAGATAAGGTGCACCGCCAGCTCTTGACCTCAGACTAACTAGGTGCTCGCCGTAAATCAAGCCTCGCTTTTTACCTTCCATTGCTTTGATAACTCTAGCCTTGAGGTCTGTCATTAGCTTGTTAGCCTTCTCGTAATCTTGCACAGCGTTGAAGTAATGCACCCCAAGCTCATCCAGGTCAGCCTCGCCATCCTCGATGTTTGGGCTAAGTGCTCGGATAGTTTCTAGTGTCGAGTTAGACCCATCCCAGTCAGGCATCTTTAGATCTAGGCAAGCTTGCCGGAATCTAAGGGCAGACTCCCAAAGCGTTTGTGCCTCAAACTCATCCCACTCAATGTCAAACTCCATGTAGCTAGATCCTGCAAGTGCTACAAGCTTTGCCTGTCTAATTCCAAAGACCTTCATGTACCAAAGCACTTGTGCCCGATAGCTCTGTGGCACTTGTGTCCAGTAGTCACGAGAAAACTTGACCTCAACAATGCCCCACTCACCATCAGCGGTTTTGTAAAGTCCGTCTGGGTTTGCTCTCATCCAAGGGTAGGTTTTGTTTGCCCAAGTTCCTGTTGTCAGGATCTCTAGCTCAGGATGCTCGTCTGCAAACAGTTGCAGGATTGGTTCCTCAAGAATTGTGCCGAGCTTCATGCTCATGTTGGGTGTGACCTCATCAGGTATCTGTCCTGTTTTCTTGGCCCACAAAGTTATGGGTGAGGTCCAACTTGATAGCCCTGCACAAGCGGCAATGTCACTGCCACCGATTGCACCTGGCTCATTGCGTAGCTCATGCCACTCATGACTGCCGTTGACAAAGTCCCCTAGCAGGGTTGCCTCAAGCAACTGGTTGGTTTCGCTTGGTAGTTTTGATACTGGCAAGGTGTTCCCTCTCTTTCATCTTGTCCGGCAATCCACGCTAACTCTCTCGGCGTGGATTTGCCATTTAGCTTGAGATTAGTCTAAGTTGACCCTATGACAAGACAACTCGAAAGAAAATACATTGAGCTTCAACACGCCATAACTGAAAATGGGGGTGTTCAATGTAGCCAACTGCCAGAGTGCTTTTTCCCAGAGGATGAGCCAGACTTGTACCTGCGTAAAAAGCTGATTGCGGTAGCTAAGGAAGTCTGCAATGACTGTCCTGTAAAGGCAAGGTGCTTTGACTATGCCCTATCAGCCCACATGGTAGGCATCTGGGGTGGTACTACTGCCGATGAAAGACAGAAGCTAAGGGGTTAGCCCTTTTTGTCAGTCTTGTCGGCAATCTTGCCAAAAGACTTGTTGATCTCATCAGCGTCAATCTCGCCATCGGCAAGGTATGAGCGAGATAGTTCCTGAGCAACATCTATAACACCAGCGAAAGCTGCCATTGCTACTGCCTGAGCTACCTCAAGGCCGATGACTGCTCCACCGACAAAGATGCCTGTGACCTTCAAGATGATTACAGCTAGGGTTCTGCGTGCGATGTCTAACCACATAGGTCAGTCCTTTCGTAGAGGGTAAGTTGCTGCCCAAAGAGCAATAGTAATAAGGATGGCCCAACCAGCAAAGTCTTTAGCTGTGCCTTCGAGAACGACCCAAGCGATAGCTAGGCCAACAATGGTCCAAGCTTGTTCTAGTTGGTCTTTGATAAACCTCAAGGTTTCCTACCTGCTAATGCGACCTGGGTGACGATAACAGAGGCAACAATTACTTGCTGTGCCTGTTCTCGTACTTCTGGACTTAGATCCGACCCGATTGAGCGTAGGTTATCTACAAGTTTACCGACTGCCTCTAACGCTAGTTCAATGCTTATTGTTTGCTCTGGCAATGCAGGCTCAGGGCTAGGCTCGCTCGGAATTGTCGGCTCTGTGGGGCTCGTAGGGGACTCAGTAGGCTCTGGGGTAGGTGTTATGACCTCTGGGGGCTTTGTCGGCTCTACAGGCCTCACAGGGCTTGTGGGACTAGGTTCTGGTTCTGGGGTAGGTGTTGGGGTAGGTTCAGGGGTTGGCTCTGGCTCTATGGGAGCCACCGGAGCCACTGGCTCAGGCTCTCTGACAACTTCCTCAGTGCGAGCCACATCCTCTGTGCGTTCAACTGTTTCGGTTCTTTCAACATCTCGACTCACATCCTCGGTGCGTTGGACTTGCTCAGTTTCTGGTGCAGTTTCAGGGCTAGGAGTGGGACTGATAGGACTAGGAGCAATGTAGCCAGGATGGAAAAGCAAAGCAGGATCCAGCTCAGTGCCGTCACTAGATACAACACCAACAAAAGTGGTGAGCTGGCCAGCCCAACCACCCTCGCAAAAGTGTTGGGCAATGTTGCCTTTATCCATGAAGTAGTTGTTTTCATTGTTCCATCCTGTCGCATAGCTTTGTTGATTGCCAGTTGAGTCGGCACAGGTAATTGTGGCCCAAGCTTGAGCAGCGTAGGCAGGGGTTGGTTGCCAGACCATAAAGAAAAGAA